TGCAGAACAATACTGGCAGTAATTTCGAATTGGTCTTCGTTGATAACGGAGCGTTGGATGAATGCTTGCCAGGCCACGGTAATACCCATCGAAGTCTGTTGGAAACGCAGTGGGACAAAGCATTTGCCAAAAATAACATCAAAAATAGTTACGAGCCCGCGACTATCAAAATTAAACCATGCGCAGCTTTTCCGTCAGGAAAGGAATACACGCCAGATGTTTGGTTAATCGATTCTAACACTTTTATCGAAATCAAAGGCCCACCAGCAACCGAAGAAGAATTGGAAAAGTGCAAGGCGGTCAGAAAATTAGGGTTTAACATCTTAATGTTTAATGGCAACCCAAATGGGTTTCATTGTTATGACTTTAGAGAAGAAAACACACTATATACACATTACAACTCATATCTCGAATATTTATCTGAAAACACCAAAAACTGTGCCTTGGCCCTCGGCTCCGCCAAAAAACGAAAATATACAAATCATCCACATATGAGACATTTTTAGATACAATACTTGAGAGGCGCAATAGCGAACGATAAAAACTCTAAGATCAAAATGCAAGAAGCTGTAGAAAAAATTCTCAATTCCTATTAGAAACATGACAAGATGCACTCCATTAACTTTTGTGGAACCAACGGTATCAATGGCGGCAATGGGCAGGTCTATCCTGGGAGATCGTTTCCTGGGAGATCGTTTGGATTACCCGGTAGGGTTACCCTAAGTATTTTCCTACATTCTTCAATAGATACCCTAAGATTTGTAATGTATTGTTCGTATTCATCTTTGTAGTTTGAAATTTCAGCCATCTGTAAAACCTCTCTCAAACGGCTAATTAACGTTAAAAAATTAGAAGCGTTCCAATCTTTTAACGTGCCTTTGTTTTTCATGTTACTGGCGTACCACACCCAAGAAAATTGCATCAGTGCGGAGGCATCAATTGGACTTAACAATGCAATGCCGAGAGCCGTTAAAGTTTTCGCCTCCATTGCATAACGGCTCGCATCCCCAATAAATTTAGAAATTACATCCCAATTGTCGTGACTTGTGCCAACAAGAGAATATAAATCGGCCCATGCCGCCTTTTCTTTTGCTCTTTCTGTTTCATTATCTAATGTGTTGGTTAGTTTTGAACTATAGTAGGATCCAAAATGCATCAATACCCATTGTTGTTTTTCTTTGTTCTTCTTATCGTGAGACCAGTCTTCAACCGCTTCGTTTAGTTTTAAGAGTTGTATCCAATATGAATTCTGAAGAAAACCATGGTTAAATTCTGTAGGCGAAAATTGACGAAACATTTCATTGTATATTGATTCCCTTTATAGGTACCTTTGTTTGAATTACAATAATCAAGTATATGTGGATGGAGTACGGGTTGAAAGTCTTCGGTTCCTCTGCCACTAATAATAAAGACTGTTTTACTCTGAGACCAACCGTAACATCGCAAAAAACATCAGCAAAACAATGCTGTACGACGCGGAGGATGTAGATAAATTCTGTAAATAAATAAAAATATTATTTTGATGGTAACCTCTGCAACACAGGGTACGCTGAACTAACGTATACTATGTACTCTGCCACCCCACAGGCATTTTTACCCCTTTCCAGATGCAAATACCCTCCTAATCCCCAGTACTTTGACCAGCTGTTCTTAATGATCCAGTATTTTTTTGTATATCCTACGACACTCACAGCATGATCGATATCAGTCCCGCACATCGACGCCCTGTAGATTCCGCCTCGATAATTATCCCAATTTTTGCTGTCCACCCCCACAGATACGGGTCCGTAATGATGCAAAAGGTATTCCAGCTGCCCTTCAGCATTGTTGACGTTGTCCGATGATAATACACGCCAATTTGCTACCTTTACGTGTGATAGAACCTTCCCATCTGGACATTTTGTATCTTTGGCGAAGTAGGGTTGTTCAATATCCAACATGACTGCGTAGTGGCTGGCATATTCAAAAATCGTGCTCATTAATCCGCCCTCTTCGCACGATCGTTTTTCGGCACAGTCGAGCAAGTGCTGAACAGAAATAGAGGGTGGATGACCGTGCCTTTTAAGCCAGTATTCAAGCACTGTTGCAGATGCAAATGCGAAGCACCCACCACATCCCCCTTGATCTGCGACAGTTGAAACGAAGGAAACTCCATTCACATTTCGCCAGTCAATTGGCGGAAAACTCTTCCGTAATTTTGAAACATGGTCATTATGAGATTCGATTACGACATTTTTGTAGTGTTTCTTCCTAATCATCGAATTTGATTTCAGTTCGTGTGGAAAACGATCACTCCGCGACGTATGCCCAAATTCCACACCGTTTCTGATCTCGTTTTCAACAGTTTTAATCCTTTCTAACCGCAAGTCCATTTCTTTGTCATTATCGTACGATTTACCGAAACGTACCATATAATTGCACAGGTCACCATGACTTGATGTTTGCATACATTTGTCCGCAGAAATAGTAGCAAACGATATTTGCAAAAGGTTCATTCCTATCAATATACAAAGAATATTCATAAGCAGTGAATATGAAAATAGGTCCTTAAATATACCGAATCACGACTCCAATATTTATTTTTTATTATATTTCTAAATGATGAAGTAATTCAGCAACTTCAACTGGAACAGTAATTAAAACAATTTCCTAAAATCTCAGGATATGTTAAACATATCCGCTACAAAACACCCGAAATTTGGGGTGTTTTCCAGCGGATATGTTAAACATATCCTGAGATTCGACCTTTTTTATTTAGCCTGCGAGAGTTGAGCTCATTCTTTTTTTTTTCACCGCAGTGTTGGCGGCGATATTTGTAATCCGGACACGTGCAAGAAGTTGCCGACACAGAATGTGCCTCACCAGAACCACCTAACCATACTGACACAAAGCACACTGGCAATCCAAGTCGCAAGAAAAGAACAAGAATACCACAGATTTTTTGATGAAGGTTTTTGTTCAATAGTTAAAGCCATTCACCGGCTCAGTATATGGACACTATTTAAAGGCGGATATTTATAAACTAACTCACAATGTATAGTCAATTTTCTCTTCCAACTAACAAGAAAGAAAAGAAAGATGATACAAAACCACCCACTGTTCGTATGACGTTTCTCTCAGAACAATTTTATAAACGGGCGAAAACATCAGTCGTGACCATTGGCCTCGGGGAGCACGAGACGAACCAAGAAAATGTCGAGACAATGGACATTGGAGTCGAAACAATGCAAGTACGACCGTACAATGGGGAAAGTTATTTAGAAAGTGGCGTTTCGGCGATTCAACTCGACCCCCGTATCCGTTTTCGCCTATTACAGGGTGGTTTTTTTGTTGACGAAGTCAAGAAAAACAATTTCAAGACGTGTATGGAAAGCTATATCTCGCGCTTGTATGCACGTTCAGAAGGTAGAAATGAGACAGAATTATTTGTCGTCGTCACGACAAATCCCATATACAGGATAGCCGGGTTGTCACCGGACGAACAGGGAACTGCAATTGCTGCCAACCCGCTGCTGCATTTAGATTACTTTTCGGACGAACTTGCTTATTCACAGCAAGTCGCGCGTGACCCCGAATGGCACCGTCAAAACAATGTTGAAATGGATAACCAGTTTTACCCAGACAAAAAAAATCTTATCGACGTGGTAAATGTGTGGATTCCTCTAACATCGGTCAGAGACTACGCATTGGGATTTTTACCTAGTGACTATTACGAAGACGCAGACCTTGTAAAAGTGAGGCTATTTGGTGGCAGTGTGGCGGCGAGCGTCGACAGTAAACACATACGGCCTGGGGCAAAAATACACTTTGCCCCAGATATAAAACCCGGTGACGCGTATTTTTTTCGTTCGGCGGGCGTGAATGGAAAAAGAGGTGTTTTGCATGCGGCATTTCATCCGCCTGGAGCAACTCCATCATTGCGCAGGTCTGTCGAGTATCGGGCACTCATTTTTGAACGCAAGGGTAAAAATATACAAGCACGAGACGATGACAAAGTACAAAATGCTAACGATGCGGCAAAAAATCTGCATGACCTTTTTCAATCCGAAGTGGTTCAACTTTCGGACATACAACGCGCATTTGCGACGTTCCCGACCGATTCTAATCACGCAAACTATCTAAAAGGGCGCACACGTGAAGTTCTGGAGGCTCTCGCAAAATCATGGCCGCGTGAATGGCAGCAGCCCGTCGACGGTACGGCTCTAAAACAGGACGTGCGAGAAATCAATGCCCCTGCGAACCCTGTTTACGGCCTGCCAGTGGACATGAAGGACTTTCTCAAAGGCTCAGACTATCTACCACACATTGTTCACGTCGACGACTCCAGTTTTATTCACAATTGCAGGGAAGAAACCGAAGTCAGCCGACTGACTCTCGGTGACCTCCAGAACGTTACGAATAAATTTGGCGTTATTGAATTGTTTAACGGGTTTGTCGACGATTTGGCGTCTTTTCAACCTGGAAAACCCATGTCGTTTAACGGGGTTAAATTCCACAGCCAAACTGGCGTTCCTGTCGATTATTTTCAAATTCGCGAGCAGGTGAGTGTAACACGACCTGATTATTTATGGCCAGAATCGAACATTGCCGACGTGATTTCGCCATTGCGCACATCCATTCAAGCAGATGTGGCCGCGATGTTTGAAGGTTTGAAAGCGGCGCCGTTTTTCCACCCTTTGCCCAATGAAAAAGAATATTATTTTACGGTGGAACTGTTCGGCGGTGGCATTCCCTCCAATTTTCATTTTTGGCATCAAGACAGAAGTATTTTGTTGTCGCGAAACGCCGACATCGAAAGCAAAGACCGAGAAAGAATACCGTTTTCATATACTGGGTTTTTATATTATAGTGGAATTCCGTCATGGTTTTTGGCTGGTGGGCGTGCCGTCAATGCGATTCAATATTTCGAGCCAAAAGATACATTCCGTGCTCTCGGTGTGTGGTTTCAGGATACACCTTTCCATTCAGTACCCGTTCCTGACGAAGTCGATGCCGTGAACGGGAAATCCAAGCGATTTTTCTTGCGTTTCAGGATTGACGAGGTGAGTAAAGACATACAGGTACCCGACCGAAAGTTGGCATCATTTATGAATGACAGGTTTCAACGTTGGAAGCTTGGTCTCGCGCCTGCTGGGTTCCTCATCACTCCTGAGGAACGCCGCCTGCGACGTGGCCATTTGCGTACACTGAGAAGTATCTTGGAAGAACGCAATGCCTTACGGGGCCACGCAAGTTTGTAAATTGTATAGATATAATCACAAACTATTTCGTTTTGATACATCGGATATGACTTTCACATTGATTATATTTCTAAATGATGAAGTAATTCAGCAACTTCAACTGGAACAGTAATTAAAACAATTTCCTAAAATCTCAGGATATGTTTAACATATCCGCTACAAAACACCCGAAATTTGGGGTGTTTTCCAGCGGATATGTTAAACATATCCTGAGATTCGACCTTTTTTATTTAGCCTGCGAGAGTTGAGCTCATTCTTTTTTTTTTCAGCGGATTTTTTTTTGAGGTTGCTTCCAACCTTCATTCCCAAATCTCAGGATATGTTACGAATGTTCTGAAAATTTCCAAAATATGGCAAAGTAATAATAATATCAAAAATGTCTTTTTGTGAAAAGCTAACCAGTTACCAAGGTAATTTTAGTTACAAAGGCAAACATACCGTTTTTTATTATGGCAATGATAGTCAGTACGGTAAACAGCCCGTTCAACCAGCCAAAATAGCACCCACAGCCTGGGTTGTGGGTCAATGGCTTTTAGCCCGTAAAAAAGGGCAGCCACTCTCAGATATCGCGAATAAGTACTGCGATCAAGCACTTGCCGGCACGAAAAACAAAGCACTGCAGTGGTTGATTTCTGACGGATTAAGCTTTTAAATATTCCTCTATATATTTCCGAGACTTTTCGATGGAAACAACGGCTTCTTTCAACGTCCGAACCGAGCTGTATGTAGCTGTAACACCACCAGCAACTAATTCTGCATTCTCAAAAAAGTGGTCTCTGCACTCACCAGTCAAAACAGTAGAAATCTCTTTTAACCGATAATTAATCGCAATCAGTCTATTATGATTCTCGACAACAGAGGGTGGAAATTGAAACCCAAGTCTTTTTAAATTTGTTTGAATCTTTTTAATATCAAATTCTAATTGTTTTATCATTTATTTTGTGCAAAAAGTACGAGACAATATATATAGTAAAAATCGGATTTCGTTTTTTTTTTGTAGAAAATAGTTTGAGATTTTTTTGGCCCGCGGGCGTAATTTCTTTATATCACCCAGGGTGTAATATCATAAATGTTAAACATATCCTGAGATTTTCCAATTAGGTAACAAATAATAACAACAAATAATCAAAGTAAATGTCTAAGAGAAAAGCTGCAGAAATTGATGCAAATGTCGAAGACACCACCGACAGAAAAAAAAAATGCATTGGAATAGAAAATTTGGTTTTTTTATTCTTTACTGCAGCATCGTGTAGTGGACTTTGTCAGGGGTGTGACCTTTGCCATCCAGAAGTATGTGAACCAGGAGAAGCCAATGCAATCAGAAAAGACGGCATAATCTACAAAAAAATTGGAAGGGACTTCAAAAGAGCCTTTGCCAGTTTAACCTGCCTGTTTATTCGGATGTATAAAAGTTTTAAATGCTATGGAACTCCATCAGCGAGACTTGATCACAGAGGTCGGTTAAAAGTTACAATTACAGATGACTATGGTGACACAATGACTTCACAAGCCTTGAAATTTGCCTGTTTGGCGTGGGGTCAGTTAACACCAGCGGCAAAGCTCGGCACCGCTGGTATGCCCCTCCGAGATTTTGGTAGTGCCCATCCAGTAGATCATACTGGCAACAACAAAACCATCAATATTGTCTCAAAAGGTATGATTATGACATTGCCCGAACACAAAGCAAAAACGAGACCGTCGGCCGAAAACATAGCCAAGCAGGCCATGAGTCGTTCAGCCCCATGCACCATGACCGTTTTTGATTCCAAAGGCGAGCCCTTTCTCGATTCCGAAGAGAAGCAAATCGTCGAAAATTACGACCATAGCAAAGAAGTCAAGGACGATTACAAGCTTACATCGTCTCAGATTGCAAAATCTATTAGAGACAATGATTTCCCTGGCAGAAATAGCTTGGTCAAGATCAAATACAAAGGTCAGGACTGCTTGGCGCAATTCTCCTGGTACAACGTGCCCGATCTTGAAGGTGAAATTTGGAAACCCGTCACAAAAGACGACCATAAAACTATGGGCGTTAAAATGTCTGAAATATTTGAATACTTCGTCAGCGACATGGAAAGATTCAAATTTGTGACGAAATCGACTCAAAATGCAAGGATTACCGATTACCGTGGGAAGGAACGCCCTCCGATTACGTTGATGAAGAAGCCTCTTTTGTTTCATCGTGTCGTTGCCTTGGTATTCCACCGAAAACAAATGAATGCAAAAATTGCCGATCAGTTTCTCAATACAGGTATAGTTTGGACCTTTGCTAAGAGTCCAAATCAACCAAATCAACTGGAGGTCGATCACATTGATTTTAACCCAGAAAATCACTGTGCCAATAATTTGCAATTCCTGACACCTCAAGAAAACGCTGAAAGATCACACAGCCGTCCTTGCATTATTTGGGAAATTGGCAAGAAAGATGCCGAAACTGAATACCGATCGGTTACAGCTGCAGCCAATGAGATGGGATATAAGAATCCATCGCCAGTGCACAACATTCTTAAAAACAATAAACATACAAAATGGTGTGGTGAATACATATAAAAATAAATAAACTAAAAATAGGATTTCATTTTTTCCCACAAGGTCTATTTGAGCAAAACTTAATTCTTTAAAGATGTCTTTTCTCAAGGACGTTTCTGCAAAAAGCCTGTACGCCGCCAATCAAAAATTATTAGACGCCATTTTCAAACACCCACCAGAGTTACCAATAATGGAACCATCATCTTATTTCAATCGTATTCTTCAGATACACAAAATAATCAAGGACGATCTCGCTGGTACATGTACGATGGTTATTTCCGATCAAGAAAGCGACGTTGCCTCAATTTTAATGGTCTCCAACTCTTTAAATGACTTGGAGCAACTCATTTTCGGTGAAAAAGCCAAACCCTACAACCCGGGATTAGTGGGTTGCATAGCGCACACTGAATATCTGTTGATGAATTTACAAGGAAGTCAAAATACTTGTGTTTTGTTATAAATAATATAATAAAGAATAAATTTATTTTAATTATGAATTCCTTTGATAATGAAAAACAAACTGTAAAATAGTATCCAAAGCCGCTTTCTTATCTGGGTCGTTTTCAATATCTGATATTGTACAGCTTTCACCAAACGGATTTGGTACAACCCGCAATATGGAAGACTCATATTCTGAAATTTTTTCCTTAATATATTCTTTCAACCTATAACTATCAATTCCATCGTCTGCTGCTGCATCAGTCTCAGCAGATAGCACCTGTGTGACCCATCCGACATATTTTCTTTTTTTGCCAGAATATTGCGCTTGTTGTTTTGTATCTCTCTCCTGTTTCATTTTTTTGATCGTACCTCTCGTTTTTCTAACCATAGTACCTCGTTTTGACTTTTTTTGAGCCACAAAATCGTCCGGAATATAAGGCAGAATGACTGAAGTGGTTTCAGTCAATCTAACGGTGATTCTATTATTGGGTGGAATACTATGAATATTTATATTGTGAAAACAGTGACTGTACAACCTTTTAGGTAATGGAGCAAACGCGTTGTTTGACCCAAGTACCTTATGGTTGAAAATATTTTTCCCTGCCTCGTATGTGATAAAAATATGTGCAGGAGTAATTTGCGATCGCAAATCACGACTCTTCGTGCTACAGGTCAATTTGATACC